GACTTCCTCGGTGTCCGCCTGGTTTATATCTGCGTTTTTTTGTATTGCGGCAGAACTTTCACCGCCGCCGGATGCAAAGTCTTTAAAATAATAAAGCTGCAGCTTTTCAAACGGGTTTAATCCTTCCGACTGTTCTTTTTTCTCGAGCTCGGATACCATTCCGGGAAGAACGTCTTTCAGCTTGTCCGCGCCGCCGGCCGCTTCGGCCATGCCCCTTGTTATATACCCTACTTCCGTTTGCGGATCCTCTCCATTAAGCACGCGGGATATATCCGCATTATACCGGCCCACCTGCGCGGTAAGCCCGCTTTTGGCCTGCTGGGCCCCTGTGCGCATGGCAAGCATGCCCTGCTCTACCCCATAGGTTACAGGATCCCCGGCCGGATGTTCGGCCTGTACATTGCGCAGCATTTCATACGACTTTTCCACCTGCTCCTGCAGTTTGTTGATATCGGGCGCGGTTTTTCCATCTCCAAACCCCGCTGATATACTGTCTATTTCCTGTTGTGCGGAATAAAGGGTGTTTTCAGCGTCCTGGCTCTTTTTCTGTGCGCGTTCAAGCCGGCGCTGGTATTCGCTCTTTTCGTTCTGCGCCTTCTGGGTCATATAATTTTTAACGTTATCCACATCCCCATACCCCGAAGCGTACAAAACATCAAGGGCGGTCAAATTGTCCTCGTCGTAGTAACCCGTATCTTTTTCTTTGCGCAGCGGGTTCATGTCCCTGCCCTTTTGGGCAATGGGCGTATAATTCTTAACCTTTAGCGACGCAATGTAGTCGTTCGCCTTTTTTTTGACGTCGTCGTTGTCCTCTTGTATTTTAGATGCGGTGCGCCGGTACGTGTACGCCTTTCGGGCGCTTTTCTGCCGTTCCACCTGGTCGTATGCCTTGTTTACGGATTTATAATAGGCCATAAGTAGATCCTCCAATCATCTTACCGCAAACATATCACACTTACCCCCCTTGTTGCTTTCATCTTTTTCTCACGACAATAAAAAAAAACGCCCCGAAGGGCGTTCGTTCTTACGCTTTCTTTTTACGCCTTGCTCGCGCGGCCAGTCCCGCCACAACAGCTCCGACAGCCGCGATGGCTATAATCCATCCTGTATAGTTTCCCCCGCTCGTGGGCGGCTCCTGCGGCTCCACGTTAGCAACCACCGGCGCGGGCGTAACGGTCGGTGAAGGAGTAGGCGTAGGTTCTGCCGTTTGGGTCGGTGTCGGCGTCGGTTCCGGCTGCATATACTTGTCGCTCGTGCACGCCGGAAGGGGCGGGTTCGTGCTGTCTATCACTATCTCCTCCGCATCTAAAAAGCTGTCGTCCATCAAAAAATAGTCGTATGTCGTGTAATTCGTAGGGTCGCACCAGTACCAGTCACCATCAACCCGGACGATCAACCAGGCGTGGTCGGGGCCAAACCTGGTGTCCCCGTCGACTCTGTATGACAGCACATCAAGCTTGTATAAAATATACTGCATTGTGCGGGATATCCCCGCGCAAACGGCTTCCTGGTTCATCAGGCCGCCTACAATGGTCTGTGCCTCGGCTTTGCTCTGCTCCGTATCGCCTTTTCCGTATGCGATCGTCTGCGTTACCCAGTCGTACGCATACTTTACTTTCTCGTAGTCCGTCGCATCCTCCGGTACGCGGTCGGCGATCCATTGCGCCCGCCGGTCAAGCTCCGTGCTTAGCTCTTCCGCCTCGGCGTCGGTATATACGCCGTCTCTCCGTATAAGCTCCGGACAGTCCCCCTGTACGTAGGCAAACACGCGTGCAGCGTCATCTTCGTCAAGGCCCTTATAGTCATATATAACAGTCGTACCGTTCAGAATCTCATCATAGCAATAATCATAAAATTCAAGCTCGTTGCCTTCCAATGTTGACCGCGCGTAATATTCGTCCTTTGTGATCTGCGCATAGGCGGTAAAAGGGAAGGACAGCACAAAGAGCATTGCCAGTAAAGCGGCTATCTTTTTCATTGCCTATCCCTCCTTTGCTGCCATTATATGCCGCGCGGCCGTAAAAATCAACTACCGCATCCGGGGGACATATTTCGGGGCCGTGTAGGACCCGTATACGGAGTTTGCGTAACTGGACGATCCTCCTCCGGATTTGCTTTTTGTACGCGACTTTCGCGCGGAATAATTCAGCACAGCGCCTCTCTGTTTTGCGTTGAGGCCGCTCAAGTTCGCCCCGCTTTTGGTTCTGAGGCCCTGAACGTTATCGTCGGTTAACTGTAGTCCGCTCGCCCTGCTTGAGCCACCGGAAGAAGCCGCAGCCGCCGCCTGAGCCGCCGCGTACGTCAGGTCAAACTGCCGTTTTCGTTCGGCTGCCTCCTGCCGCAGGCGCTCCTGCTCCGCGTCATAGCGTCTGCGCTCGTCTATTTTGTCATTTCGGGTGTTAAGGGCGTCCGTATCAAGCCCCGCCAGCTCCAAGAGATAATTATTAAAATCGTTTTGTATGGTGTTGTAGCTGTCGTCGTATGTATTTTGGTTTGTTGCCCTGCCCTGCAAAAGCTGTCCATACGCGGCGTTACGGATGTAATCGGACACGCCCGTACCCATCACACCGCGCTGCTCCGCATTTGCCCCGAAGGGATTAATGAGCTTGTTGTACTCTATCCCCGTGCTCCGGTTGAGCTCCGTAAGCTGTCGCTGTAGCTTGTCAACATTTTTCGTACGTTCGCTTTCCGCCGCTGTCTTTTTCTTCGCATTCTGGTCAAGCGCGGCCTGGTACGCCTGTTCTATCAGGTCATACGGTGTAGGTTCTGCCATTGTTATTTACCTCCTTGTATCTTTGTGATAGCGTCTATTTGCCCCTGGTTGTAGTATTTTGATTTATTTTTTTTATTAAGCTCCGCACCCCGTCCGATCGCCATACCCGCATTTTGCAGGGCGGCTTTAAGATCTCCGTTTTCCTGCGCATACGCAAGGTTGTCGTTTTGCAGGGCCTGGAGCATCTGTACGATCTGCTGCAATTTTCCTCTGGCCTCTATCACTCGTTCGAGCTTTGCCTTTATGGGCTCGGTGTCGGGCAGCATGTCGACATACTCCTCAAAGGATACTTTACCAGCGCCGAGCAGGTTGTCCGCCTTTTGCTGCTCAACAAGCTTATTAAGCGGGGAGGCAGGGGATATATCTACTTTCACGCGCGGCTTTAATTTCTGAAGGACTTCTTTTGGTATCATGTATTGCTGCTCAACAGTTTTGGGTGCTTCTTCCGATTCTAATTCCGATTCATTGCCTCCCGGCTGCTGAATTGGCCCTTCCTGTACGACCGGGATGCCGTCCGGGTACGCGTTCGCCCACATGTCGTACCATATCCGGGCAACATCCTCCAAAAACCGTTTTAGCTTCGCCGTCTGTTTGCTGTTTATGGGTGCTTCGGACATCTCGCGGATCGCAAGGATCGCGGAGTACGTATCCATATCCGTCTGGCCCCTGGCTACATCGGACGCCCCCGCGTTGTCTTTGGTATGTGCAATCAATTCCTCCTGCACAGCCTTCGCGTCGCTGCTCATTTGCGCAGGCTGCAAATATCCAACGGCCTGCTGCACGTTTGAGACGCCCATGCCATGCACTTCGATCGCCGTGCCAAAGGACGTGACCGCCTCCATGCCGTTTGTGATCACGTCAACATCCACGACCGGCTTTGCAAAGGCGGTCATTTTCGCAGCAAGAAAACGGTACGCCGCCATTTTGTTGATGTTGAGCTGATTAGGAATCAGTTTATTTACAACACCCTGGCCCCTGCATGTGCCTTTCACGCGTGACCAAACAAAAGCGGCTACCGGGTAACAAGTAAGACCAGTGCTCGCGGGTTCTTTATACACAACGTTGCGGGTGGATTTGGACATCCATATTTCACCGTCTTTTTTGAAAAGCTTTAATACCGTCTTGCATTTACCGGTATCATCTCCGTCATTGTCTACCTCGTACTGCGCACGGTCCCCGGGCTCCATATCCTTATCGTCATCGGATACTATGTTTTTCACATCTCCCGGCTTGAGCTTATTTTTCCCATTTTTCCGGTTTGCTTCCGCTTCTTTGCGCACATCCGCAACCCTTTGTCTGCGTGGGATAAGGATATAGGGCTGTTTTTGAATATCCTTTTCCTGTTCGTCCGCAAACATGATCTGGGAAGGGTCCAGCTTCTCACACTCTATTTTTCCGGGATCCTCTATCTCCTTGCCATTTTCCTTATGCGTTTTTCCGGGAGCGTAGTAAAAATATAAATATGCCGCCCGGCAGATCGCCGCATCCTCTACCGCCTCGTTTACGATATCGTCCATATATTCGGACTCCCAAATACTCGCAGCGTGATCGTTCAGCATCTTGCAGATCGCTTCGCCCGCCATCCGGAACGCCGGATCATCGTAATTCGTCGGGGAATATACAATCTCCCAGTTGTTGAGTGTCACGACCGAGCATTTATAATCCACTATCGGGGATATGATGTCTATGACAGGCAGCTTTTCGCCTCCACTTTTCGTCCCGTGCCACTGGTCCCCCTCGTAAAATCGGTGCGCCTCCGTGATTTCGCTGATAAGTTTTAATTGATTGATATAATCTTTTCCGCGCTCATATTCTGACCATATTTGCGTAATACTGTTATTCGACATCTTCCTGCCTCCTGCCTGTTCCGGTGTTGGCGACGTTTTTCACGATCCTTGCAATGCGCTGCTGTTCTTTCAATACCTCGGGCGGTACCGGCTTTTGCTTCACAGGTTCCCTGAGCGCCGCAGCTACCTCTTGCGGGGTTGCTTTGTCCTTCAGATTGGCGATGCGAAACCCGTCCTCAAAACCGCGCTTGTAGGTCGCCGCGTCCGGTTCACGTGCCGCCAGGGCGTTTTCATAGCCACGCTTGTATGTTACGTCCGGAGATTCCATGCCATCACATTTCTTTTCGACGTCCTCGCGCCCCCTACGGTATGCCCATATGAGGGCCAGCGCAAGAAAAACAATAATTGCAATCAATATAATTTCCATCAAAATACCTCCACCTTTCCCCCGCGTCCCAACGGATCACGGGTCTCTTTCTGCATAAGTCGCTTGAAGAAATCCTGTTCCTCCTGCTTTTGCCCGCCGCGCGCATTTACAAAATACAGCCGGTTAAGCGCCTGGCTCATGCTATCCACCATATCGTCATTGGCCCCGTTAGGAAACGCTGCGCACTCGTCAATAAACATGTCCGTATAAGGCGCAAATTCCGGTACCCACACATTTCCGGATTCTACATACCCCGCAATCGCATTAACGCGGGCTATTTTACCGCCTATAGGCTGTACGGGGATCATGCCGGGTATCTCTCGCCGCAAAACCTGTATGATCGCGCTGCCGTTAGCTTTATCCTCAACCAGCACGCACGCTTTTGTGGGGTGATTGGCGCACATGGCACGTATCGCCCGCACCGTCGCAGGAAAGTCCATACGCGCCCGTACAAGGTCTAATAGATAGCTATCCGCATTATGTTTTCCCCACGCCTCGATTGCCACGTAGTCACTTGTAGCCTCGTCCTTAAATGCCGCGTCCACCGAAATTATTTTATATAAAGGGCTGGGCAAAGCGGTATATTTACGCCACCATTCGCGCTTTAAAATGTTGCCCTCCTCAGCGGAAGGCCTGCCTTGGAACAACGCATTCCACGCCCGCGTGCCCTCGGTATATCCCTGCTTAAACTCTGCAAGCCAGGCATTGCCTTTGCCTATTTCGGGGAAAAGCGCTTCTCCCGGCATCCTTCCAAGCGGATCGTTCGCCTCTGCCTCACATGGTATGTTGATAACCTCTACATTCTGCTCCCGCTGTATGATCCGGCCCGCCAGGTCGTCCTCATGCCATCTGGTTTGTATCAGGATGACCTTTCCTCCTGCCTGCAGGCGGGTCTTAATCGAGTTCTGCCACTCGTCCCACATCCTATCGCGGTATGTCTCGCTATCCGCCTCCTGCCTGTTTTTGACCGGATCGTCAATGATTATAACCTCTGCCGGGTTACCAGTGATACCGGACATAATGCCGCGGGATATCACGCCGCCGCGGTGGTCTGCTATCTCATATTCCCGGTCGCTTGCCTTTTCAAGCCGAATCCCGAATATTTCCCCACCGTACTCTTCAACCTTCCGGCGGTTGCGTCGTCCAAATTTTGTCGCGCTGTCGTCGTTGTAGCTCGCCATTATAACACGCCAGTCGGGCCATTTACCATTGATCCAGCTGGGCAGCGTTTCGGTCACGGTCATTGATTTTCCGTGCTGCGGCGGCGTGGATAAAACCAATATCTCATACGCGGCCCGAGGCGGCCGCTCGATAAACTCCTGCACCCTATCGCACAAAAACTCCGAGAACCGTCCCGGACTCCATGCCCCGTGGTGCACATAATACACATATGCTGCATAGCTACTATTGCACAACTTAGTTATCGTATGTATATTATTCAATTCGCTTTTATTCATCGTTTTATGCAATATTTTTATTTCAACCCCGTTATTTTTGACACCATTTTGCATATATATACTGTTTTATCTAAATTTATGTATATTTATTACTGTTTTTTAATCAACTATGCGTAAATGTTTAGTTTGACGAACAGTTGACCTGTGTTAATCATCCTTTTTATATCCGGCTAATCGCAACATGACATCAATGGATTCGTTGTTAATGTTTACGTCCACCTCACCGCGCTCCGGCTCATTATACCCACACATTTTATTTGCCATTTCTGCGGCTTTGAGTTTGTCGCACAACTTAAATTTGAGCGTGCCGTCTTTGCTTATTGATATCTCCTGTATCAACCGTCCGTCCACGTTTTTAGAATCCATCAGATCAACGATATGATTGTAGTCTATAATCGGTTCTCCCGTATCGTCATCGTGCGACACAACGGTTTTTGCGGTTTTAAACGCGAGAAAATCTTTAATGTCTGCATCTGCAATCCGCTGTAGCATTTC